TAAAATTACCAGTACAAAAAATATTATTGGATGAAAAGATAGAACCATTTACAATTAATTTATAAGAACTTGATGGAATAGTTCCAATACCTATATTACAATTAATGATGCCAACATCACGAGATAAATATTTATTTTCTAATAAAAGACCTTTTTCAGTGATATTACCACTACAAATAATATTACCTGTAATAATAGGATTGACATTAGAAAGATAATTATTGGAAGCATAAGAAATAGATAAATATTTATTACTTAGATTAGAACCGTTTTCAATAAAATCGCCAGTACAAATAATATTATTAGAGGAAAAGATTGAACCATTTACATTTAATTTAAAAGAACTTGATGGATTAGTTCCAATACCTATATTACAATTAATAATACTAACATCACGAGATAAATATTTATTTTCTAATAAAAGACCATTTTCAGTAATATTACCGCTACAAATAATATTTCCAGTAATAATAGGATTTACATTAGAAAGGTAATTATTGGAAGCATAAGAAATAGATAAATATTTATTACTTAGATTAGAACCGTTTTCAATAAAATCACCAGTACAAATGATATTATTGGAAGAAAAGATTGAACCATTTACAATTAATTTATGAGAACTAGAAGGATTAGTTCCAATACCTATATTACAATTAATAATACTAACATCACGAGATAAATATTTATTTTCTAATAAAAGACCATTTTCAGTAATATTACCGCTACAAATAATATTTCCAGTAATAATAGGATTAATATTAGAAAGGTAATTATTGGAAGCATAAGAAATAGATAAATATTTATTAGTTAGATTAGAACCGTTTTCAATAAAATCGCCAGTACAAATGATATTATTAGATGAAAAGATAGAACCATTAACATTTAATAAATGAGAACTAGAAGGATTAGTTCCAATACCAACAGAATTTGAAATAATGCCTCCAATATTGCTAAAATAATTATTGGAAGCATAAAAAATAGTTAAATATTTATTAATAAGATTAATACCATTTTCAGTAAAATTACTAGAAATAATATTAGAGGTTGAATAAATGGAACCAAAGATGGTTAATTTATTATTATTAAATAATGATTCAGTACCTATACCAAGATTACCAGTAATAAATAAATCATTATTGATAGTTCCTTTAGTAAATTTAGAGATATAATTAATATTAGCATTAACAATTGATAAATATTTATCATTTATATTAATGCCATTTTCAAATATAGTCGTTGAATTAAGATTACCATTAATATTTAATTTATAACTATTTGCGGAAGTTCCTATTCCAATAGACCCAGAAATAGTTCCACCAATATTACTAAAATAATTTAAGGAGGCAGAAGAAATAGTTAAATATTTATTAATAAGATTTGTTCCGTTTTCAATAAAATTAATTCCAATAATATTTGCGGTTGAATAAATTGTACCTTCAACATTTAATTTATATAATAATGGGGATGTATATATTTGACCTATGCCAATATTACCATTAAAAACAGAATAACAATTAGTAATATCATTAACAGTATAATTATTCCAATTATAAAGATTTCGCAAATCAGGTTTATTAATAAGATTATTATAATTAATATTTGTAAGTTCATCACCATTACCAGTGAAGGAATCTGAAATAATTTTTTTAGTTTTTATTATTCCATTAATATCTAATTTGAGATTAGCAATATTACTAATATTAACATTAGCAGTACCAATACCAATACACCCATTATTATAATAATAGTTTAGAGGATTATTAATATCACTTTTCCAAACATTAGTATAACTTGATATATAATTTGTGAGAATATATTCAATATCAGTACCTCCACTTAAACCAGCAAAAATAAAATTTGAATTTAAAGAAATAGAATTATTAACAAATTCAAGAGGATATACAAAATTAATATTTTTATCTAATTTTGCATTTACTAAATTAAGTGGTGCATAATTTTGAATGGTATTATTAAAAATATTTGAAGATATATATACTGGATTAATTTTAAATTTTCCAAAAATTTCAATACGAGTTAAACTTAATGTTCTATATTGAGCTAATGCATAATCAACTAAACTTTGAAATATAAATCCAATAAAATTAAATTCTAAATTATTATCATTAAAACTTTTCTCATAATATGCTGTAGTAGTATTAGTATTATTAATATTATCATAAATATATGCTATAGGTGTTAATCGTTTTGATGGATTTGATGCTATATTAATATATGTCCAGTCAATACCATTTTTTGAACCATAACATAACCAAGTACCAGGACCATAAGATATATTATCATTTTCTGATAATTTTCTTACATAAAATCTAAATCTTTTGAGAGTAAATAATTGATTAACTTTAAAAATTAAATATTCACCTCTATAATTATTAATTCCACCAATAGCAGTAATATATCTATTAAAATCTGTATTAATTTCAGTTTCTAATAATTTTGAGGGTAAATTATAAAAATTATTAGAAAAACTAGGATTAGCATAACTTTTATTTACACTATCAAATAATCCACTTGCAGAATATGTATATTCTGCCCAATTAATAACATTAATTGGATTTATTGATGTATATGTAAATAAATATGATTTATTTTTATCACCACTTGATGAATATAGTTCATATAAAATATTAGCAATTGAATTATTATCTAATAATTTTTCTTCTTGAAAAACTATTTTAAATCCTGATATAACACCACTATAATAATTTCCTGAATTTGTGTCAATTGTTTCATTTTTTAATGTAGATGCTGCTGGTAATCTATTTTCAGATGAATAAATATTATTTTCATATTGAAATGAACTAGCAATATTATTTTGAATAGTACTTGCTGTAGAAGTAATTAGAGAATTAACTTCTGTATTTTTATAATAATTATTATTAGCAGTAGTTATTAATAAATAGGGTGCTAAATTAGTAATAAATTGTTGATTAACATAATTTAATGTTGATAGTTCTTCACCATTTTTATAAAGATTATCAGCATTAATATTTCCGTTAATAATCATTTTATAATTATTATTAGTATTTGCTGTACCAATACCAATATTTCCCAATGAATTAATATTAATAGAATTTGCTGGTGCTGATGAATTAATCACTAATTGATTATTCCATATATCATTATTAATATTATATGTACCTATAGTAAAATTATCAACATTATAACCAATTTTAATAGATATATCATTAGTATTTGTAAAAATAAGACTACTGTTTATTCTATTTCTACTTGTTAAATGTAATGTACCTCTTGCTATTGCTGTTCCAATACCAACATTATTAAAACAGGTAAAATTATTTATAATTAGTGTATTACCTGTAATAGTTCCCGAATTTGTAATATTGCCGGATGTTGATAATGATATTGCATTTATTGTATTTGCTGTTAAAGTTGATGTTGATGTTATAAGAGGACTATTAATAGTATTTGCAGTTAATGTATTTGTAGTAATAGTAGTACCAGTAAAGGTATTAGTACAGTTTATATTTAAAGATGTAATAGTATTTGTTGCAGATAAATTTGCTAAATTTGCCAATGTAGCATTTAATATATATGTTGTAATATTATCACTGGCATTAAATATAATTGTTCTTATATAATTAGCATTAATAGTATTATCACAATTAATATTATTTTTAACATTAATATTGGTAGTAGTAATATTAGTAGAATTAATAATATTTGTATTAATACTAGTTGTTGAATTAATAAAAGTAGAATTAATATTAGAAGTGGTAATTAATGGGGCATTAATAGAACCAGTAATAGTTGCTGAGGTTAAATTAATAGTATTCCCATTAATATTATTAGTGCAATTAATATCTGTTGTAGTAATTAAATTTTTATTTGTAATAGTAGTAGAATTAAGAGTATTTGTTGTAATAATACCAGTATTATTTAAGGTACGAGAGGATAATAAATTTGTAATATTAAGAAATGGGGATATAATATTTGCCTTAGATTCAATAATATTATAGCAAAGGAGATTACTAAAAGAGGTATTATTAGCATTAATATTAATAACATCTAAATTTGAGTTTATTTTTGTATCACCATCAATAATTAGTTTATATAGACTATTGGGTAATGTACCAATACCTATTGTGCCAGAATTATTAATAAATAATAGATTTGGACCTAAAATAAAATTGGATGTTGAAGTATTATAATTAATATTGAAAGTATTTAATGATATAGACCCATTAATGATGATATTATTATTAATATTGATAGTACTATTATTATTAAAGACAATGCGAGAAGTCCAATTATTAGTAATTGAAACATCACCTAGAATAAAATTAAAATTAGTATCATAACCAAATTTAAAATTTCTATTTGAAATTTGTGAAGTTCTTGAGATAATTAAAGAACCATTATTATCATTTAAATTATCAGTTGAATATTGCATTGTTCCAATGTGTAAATTTGCCATAGGGTTTAAAATACCAATACCTATTTTAGAACCTGTTGAATAGATATTTGAGGTTATATTATTTTTAGTCCATCCTCCAGTAACATTTAAATCAATACTAATATTATTACTATCATCAATACTAAATGGTGGTAAAAAATTTAATTTATTAGATGTAATATTATTATAATCTAATTGTTTTATTTCTTTACCTATACCTCTTAAAATAGTATCAGGTTTAGTTATTATTTTTTCATTTACATAATTGGATGTTGTTAGACCATTATCAATTAACCAATCGGTTATATATGAATTATTGATAAAAATGTTTGATGATAAATAGGAATTGCCATAAATATTAATATTTGAATTAATATCAATAAAATTATTTTCATTAATAATGATTGAATTTGATTTTGCATTTTTATGAATTTTAAATTGTTCTATATATTCATCATTATTAGAGGAATAATTTGCAAAAACAAAATAATTATAATGATTATAATTAAAATTAAAATTATTATAATTATTATCAATAATAAAGGATGCATTATCATTTTTAATATGAATATTTGCGAGTGGATTTTCTATACCAATACCAATATTTGAATAAGTATAGATATTATTATTAATATAATCATTATACCATCCAGTTAAATTTAAATCAACAGAAATATTATTATTATCATCAATAATAATACCTGAAGAAGGAATTAAATTTTTTTGATAATTATTAATAACTTCATTAGATGTAATAAATACGCCATCTTCAATTGAAACAATATTAGAACCTGCAATATTTTTAGTTGTTAATAAAGGAGATTCAAATAGGAGAGGATTAACAGTTATATTATTATAATCAAGTTCTTTTATATTTCTACCTTTACCTATTAGTATTGATAATTCATTCAGTCCAAGACTATTTCCACCTGAAAATCCTACATTAGCATTAGTTCCTGTAAATCCTGTTGGCATAAAAATATGTCTATTAAATTATAAAAATAAAAAATATTTAATATTTTAATAATGATATAATTAAATCATTATAATCTCCAATAAGATTTGTATAATCATTTAATATAATTGCAAATAATAAGGAGTAATTAATTATTGGTTGTTGTTGTTCTGTTTGTGTTCCAGTAGTTTTTGATGTATTTAAAGGATTTTTATTAAAAACATCAATAAGGTCATTATAATAAGAATTATTATTATAAGATATATGTATTTTTTTATTTAAAGATTTCTCATAGTTTTCCTTAAATACTTTGAAATTATATTTGAGAAAATGGAAGTTATTGCGATAATTTTTAAGAGAATTGAAATAATAGTTCTTTAAATAGTCATTATGACAATTATTTAAAGATTTCTCATAGTTTTCCTTAAATACTTTGAAATTATATTTGAGAAAATGGAAGTTATTACGATAATTTTTAAGAGAATTAAAATAATAGTTCTTTAAATAGTCATTATGAAAATTATTTAAGGGTTTTTTGGAAGTTTCCTTAAATACTTTGAAATTATATTTGAGAAAATGGAAGTTATTGCGATAATTTTTAAGAGAATTGAAATAATAGTTCTTTAAATAGTCATTATGACAATCATTTAAGGGTTTTTTGGAAGTTTCCTTAAATACTTTGAAATTATATTTGAGAAAATGGAAGTTATTGCGATAATTTTTAAGAGAATTGAAATATTTATTTAATTTTTTTTTAATTAAAAATTTTAATTTAATTTGATTATTTTTATATTTATTAAATTCTTCATTAATAATAAATGGTAGATATTCTTGCCTATAATATGTGAAAATGTCAATAGGATAAATCTTATTATTATTAGTATTAATACTAATAGGATTAAGAAAATTGAAATTATTCAAATTATATAATATTCGTTTATTGTTAGGACATTTATAAATATCAGGATAATTATTTACATTATTCTTATTTCTATGACAAAGACAAATATCAAATTTAAATGATTTACAATATTTAATACCATTAATACCATTAATATCAATTGAATTATATTCTTTGTGAAATGAAATGAAATATTTATAAATTTTTGATTGAATATCATTATAAATAATTATATCATTTGGGGTTAGTGCAATAAAATTATTTGTAGTCATAATAAAAAATGATATTATTATTTTAAATAAATTTAATAAAAAATGGATAATAAGGAATACGAGAATGTATTAAATCAGTATATAGAAATATTAATGTACGACATTAATATTAAAACATATGAATTAAAAAAAAATAAATATGATATTGAAAAAGCAGATATTATTTTTAGAAATTATTATAATGAAAAGATGATTGAATTTAAAAGTAATATTTCAAGAGCAAAGAAACTTTATATTAAATAGATGTTGAACCAAAACCTCCTTCATTTCGTGATGTTGATGTTAATGTATCATTATCAGTAATTTCATATAAATTTGCTGAAATTTGTTTTCTAATAATTAATTGGCAACATTTAAAAGGAAATACAATTTCTGGAGCATCATCCGCAATTTTTGTTAATGCAACCATTAAATTACCTCTATAATGATTATCAATGATTCCAATATTATTTGCTAACATATATCCAAATTTACTAATTGAACTTCTCGCAACAATTTCTGTATAATAACCTTCATCAACTTCAATTTTAATACCAGTATCATATAAACTAGTTCTAGAATTAAAATCCTTAAGTTTTTTAATAATTGTTAAATCATATCCAGCATCTTCTTCAAATGCCTTTGAAGGAATAATAGCATCTTTATTTGCTTTATAAACTTTAATTGATGGTTTATTATTTAATTTATATAAAATATAATTTTTTGTTTCTTTTAATATAGTTGAAATATCATCATTACTATAAATCTTATTATAAAAAGTTGCCAAATCTTTAATAAAAATTTTATTATCAATTGTATCATATTTATTAATAAAATCTTTTTTGATATTATCAATAATTGGTTCAATTACTTCATTAATTTCAATTGTGTCTGTTTGATAACTACTTTCATAAATACCTCTAACAAACGCAACTTTTAATTCATCACTAAAATTAGAATAATTAAGAATTGAAGTTTTAATATCATTTAGAGTTTCTGGTTCATTAATATCAATAGTATAAGTATTATGAATATTAGGACAAAAATGTTTAAGAATATTCATAATATTTTTATTATTAATAAGACTCATTAAATAATTATTATTTTTATTAACCAATCCTAGAATATATGCATTTTCAATTTTATTAATATTTTGAAAATAGGTCATAATTATATCAATAATTATAAATAATTTTTATATCAATATTAATCTAATGGACTATCTGTAATCGTCATACCGCAATATTTTATAGGACTATTTCTATAATCATATTTAATATAAACACCAATATTAATTGCTTCTATTAATAATTCTTTGAAAAATTCCCAGAATGGGTCATCATGTCCTATTGTTTCATTGCCAATATGACTTAATTCATGAATGCAAACAAAAGTTAGAACATTTATATCAACTAGTTTATTATCAGTTCTTAGACATAATATTATTTCTTCGCCTTTGTTTATAGTATAACTTGTATAACTTGGATTGTCAATGCCTTCTTTAATGACATCTGGATTAAAATTTTTTTTGAGTCGTATTACTTTTGGATTTGATGGGAAGTTTTTATGCATATGTTCTACTAATAATATTAATCGTTGTCTAACATTTGCAATTAAATTTGCTGCTTCTAGCGAATCGTCTTTAATTTGGACATCATAATTGCGATTATCAATATTTGAAACAATTGTTTCAATATTACTATAATATCTATATTGATAAAATAAAAATCCTAAAATAATTATTAAAATTAATATTAGCAAACTATTATTATTAAATTCCATTCTATTATTTAAACGCAATAAAAAATGATGATATTATTAATATAAAAATTAAATAGATATATTTAATTATGCAGGAATTAACATCAACAGATAAGGAAATTATATTTCAGATTGTAGATTGGTATATACCAGAAAATGATAAAATTCAATTTGACCCAGACGAAGAAGCACGCGAATATACTATTAATATTTATGGTAAAACTAGCGATGCAATTAGTGTTTGTGTTAAAGTCATTGGATTTAAACCATACTTTTATATTAAACCTCCTGAATCTTGGGAATCATTAAATGATAAGGAATTTAAGAAAAAAGTAAATGAATTACAGATGAAATTAGCGGAGGATGATTATGATGCAAAATTTAAGAATAAAATAACACGAAAACCAATTATATCAAGATATTATAAGAAACATTTATGTAAATTAGAAATTGAAAGGAAAAAGGATTTTTGGGGATTTACAAATAATAAAGAATTTAGATATATTAAGATAGTTGTTAAATCATTAGGTTTATTCAATTCTTTAAAATATTATTTTCAGGATTGTAAGGATGGATTTGTATTATATGAAAGTAATATTGAACCATTCTTAAAATTTATTCATATTAAGGAAATTAAACCGTGTGGTTGGATTAAAATTAATAATTATTCATTAGAAAATGCTCCTGATACGAGATGTGATTATAATATTACTGCTGAATGGGAAGATATTATTTCAATTGAAAATAATATGATTGCACCTTTTAAAATAGCATCGTTTGATATTGAATGTTCTAGTTCGCACGGTGATTTTCCATTAGCAATTAAAAATTATAAAAAATTAGCTCAGGATTTATGTATGATTTCAAAAGCAAATTTAGATGATAAAAATCTAATTTCAAATATTATAAGGGCATTTGAACGGGAAGTTGTTTTAACTCCTACATATAGTATTAATAGATTATATTCAAAAACTCCTTTAACAATGGAACATATAAGAAAGTTAAATGAGAGAGAAATGGATATTCGTTTCATTATGAATAAAATGAAATCATTAGAAATTATTGAAATTGACAATGATGATAATAATGACGATGATGATAATGATGATGAAAGTTCAAAAAAGAAATCTATAAATATTTCTGTTAAAGAATCAAATGAAATAGAAGAAGCATTAAATAATAAATTATGCGAAATATTACCTGCATTAGAAGGTGATAAGATTATTCAAATAGGAACAACTATTCATACTTACGGAAGTGATGAAATTATTTATAAAAGTATTATTTCTTTAAATAGTTGCGATGATATTGAGGGTGCGACGGTTATTTCGTGTAATAGTGAAAGAGATTTATTATTAAAATGGAAGAATGAAATTATTAAACTTAATCCGGATATTATGATTGGATATAATATTTGGGGTTTTGATATGGAATATATTTGGAATAGGTCTATTGAAAATAATATTGAGAAGAAATTTGCGAGAGGATTTGGAAGAACTATTGATAGAGAAATTAAATTAATAGAACAAAAACTATCATCATCGGCATTAGGTGATAATATTTTAAAATTATTTGATATGGATGGAATTGTTACGATTGATTTATTAAAAGTCATGCAGCGAGAACATAAATTAGATAGTTATAAATTAGATAGTGTTGCTTCAATTTTCATTGGTTCTAAAAAGGATGATTTGAAACCTAAGGAAATCTTTGAAAAATTTAAGGGAGGTTCTGATGATAGATGTATAATTGCTAAATATTGTATTCAAGATTGTATTTTAGTAAATAAATTATTACATAAATTGAAAATCATTGAAAATCATAGTGGTATGGGTAATGTTTGTTTAGTTCCTTTAAATTATCTTTTCAAAAGAGGTCAAGGAATTAAGATTTATTCTCTTATTACTAATGAATGTATGAAACGAGGATTCGTAATTCCTGTTAAAAAATATGTAATTAATGATATTGACATTGATGGTTATGAAGGTGCTATTGTTTTAGAACCAAAAGAAGGTATTTATTTAGATGAACCTATTGTTGTATTTGATTATGGTTCTTTATATCCATCTTCAATGATTTCGCGAAATTTATCTCATGATACTTTCATATTGGATAATAAATATTTAGATATTGATGATCCTAATATTGAGATTATAACAGTTAATTATGATTTGTATGAGGGTTTAGGGGATAAGAAAAAGAAAGTAGGAATTAAAGAATGTAAATTTGTTAAATATAGGGATGGTAGAAAAGGTATTATACCAGATATTTTAACAGTTTTATTAGATGAGAGGAAGAAAACGAGAAGTAAGATTGAATATAAAACAATTATTAAGAATGATGCCAAAGAAATCACAGGAACTATATATGAAGATAATGAAAAGGAGGTAATTATATTATCAAATGATAAAATTAAATATACAATTCCTAGAAGTGAAATCAAAGAAATTAAGGATACATATAATAAATTTGAAAAAGATGTATTTGATGCTTTACAATCAGCATATAAAGTAACAGCAAATTCATTATACGGTCAAATTGGTGCAAAAACTTCACCAATTTATTTAAAAGATATTGCTGCCTGTACTACTGCTACAGGGCGAGAAATGATTATGTTGGCAAAAGAATATGTTGAGAAGAACTATGATGCCGATGTTATATATGGCGATAGTGTAATGCCATATACTCCTTTAACTTATAAAATAGAAGATGATATTTATGTATCTACATTTGAGGATATTAATGGTTATTGGATTGATTATAGAGAATTTAAGTCAAATGAAAGCAATAGATATAATAAGGAACAATATTTGCCTGATAATATGAAAGTTTGGACTGATAAGGGTTGGACTAAAGTTAAAAGGATAATTAGACACAAGACAGTTAAAAAGATATATAGAATTTTAACAAAGACTGGTTTAATTGATGTTACAGAAGACCATTCATTATTGGATAATAATAGGGAGATAATTAAACCTTCTAAATGTAAATTAGGACAGAAACTATTACATTTAAAACCTGATATTGAAAATTATAAAAATGATTTAATTGAAAATCAAATATTTAATATTGAAGGTCAAATCAGTTTATATAATCAAAAGGAGGTTCAGGAATATTTAATAATATTGGAACAGTTGGGATATTATGTCACAATTGATTATATGACTTCTTCAAATGATGATGCGAATGAGAATGTGATATATATATTAAATTATAGTAGAACATATATTATTGAGGATAAAATATCAATAATTAAAAAAGAATTATTATTTGATGAATATAAGGGATATGTATATGACATTGAGACGGAATATGGGGTATTTCACGGGGGTATAGGACATTTGATATTAAAAAATACTGATTCTATATTCTGTAAATTTCCATTAAAAGATGAAGAAGGAACATTATTATATGGTAAATCTTCATTGCCTGTAGCAATTAAGGTTGGTAAATCTGTTGAAAAAAATATTGTAAGTATTATGCCATCGCCGCAGAAATTGAATTATGAAAAATGTCTATATCCGTTTATATTATTTAGTAAGAAACGGTATGTAGGAAATTTGTATGAGATGGATGTTAATAAATTTAAACAAAAATCAATGGGTATTGTATTAAAAAGGCGTGATAATGCTAATATAGTCAAAAAAATATATGGAGGAATTATTGATATTATTTTAAATAAACAGGATTTGGACGAGTCGGTAAGATTTTTAAAGGAAGAATTACAGGATTTAGTTAATGGTAAGACAGATTTTAATGATTTGATTATATCAAAAACATTAAGGTCATCTTATAAAGACCCTACAAAAATAGCTCATAAGGTATTAGCGGATAGAATAGGAATTAGGGATGCTGGAAATAAACCTGCTTCAAATGACAGAATAGCGTATATATATATTAAATCGCCAAATGCTAAATTACAGGGTGATAAGATAGAAACGCCAGAATTCATTAAGGAGAATGGATTGGAACCAGATTATTTACATTATATTACAAATCAAATTATGAAACCTATTTTACAGTTATATGCATTATGTATTACTGAATTGAATGATTATAAGGAAAGTTATGATTATTGGGATAAGATAGATGATGAATTAAAATTAAAACCGTTATATCAGGACCCGATTAAAAGAAAGAGACGATTAGATAATTTAAAATTATTAAAAGTTCAGGAAATATTATTTGATGAATTCATTTATAAACTTAAAGAACCGAAAAAACCAAAAGAAGTAAAAAAGAAAGAAGTAGTAAAGAAGGAAAAGGAAGAGATAAAGAAAGATAAGAAGGAAAAGAAGAAGGAAGAAGTAAAAGAAGAAGAGAAAAAGGGGGAAGAAGAGATGGAAGGAGAAATAAGAATAATAAATAGTAAAGTAAAGGAAGGATTATGTTATACAGTTAAAATAATTAAAAATAGGAAGATTATATATAATGATAATAAGGAGGGAATTAAATCAATGACAAAAGATTCATTATTGAATGATTTAATTATAAAACTTTATAAACAATATAAAGTGGATAATGAAGATTTTAAATTAAAATTGAAAATTAATTATAAGGAGTATGTGAAGAAAATTAATATAATGTTTAGTAAATTTAATGATTATATTAAAAAGACTGAAACATATGACCCAAAATCAAATGATATAGAGATGGTTAAATTACATAAAGAATTTACATTAAATATTGAGATGTTGGAGATTAAGGATAATATTAAATTGATTGATTAAATTATTATTTTATTATTTTATAATTAAAATATAAAATGGGTGCGGGTGAATCTATTATGCAAAGTGAGGATATTAAGAAAGAGTATGATGCGGGTAATATTGATTTATCTGCTGCATGTGAAAAAGATGCTATATGTCCTCCTTCAAAATTTGTTGCTAATATTAGTAAATTTGCGAATAAATATGATGATAATTTAGATATTAAATATATACTTATATTTTTGTTTCTACTTTTATTTTTAACTTCTATCCATATTTTAAATATTAAAAAAAGTTAAAAAATATATATAAGGATTATTTTATTATAAATAAATATGGGAGTGTAGTTCAACGGTTAGAGCACTGCTCTTATGAAGCAGAGACCAGGGTTCAACTCCCTGCACTCCTACATTTTTTATTTTTGTTAGTTAATTATAACATTGTAAGTTATAATTATCTAAATATTTTTTATAAACATCTATAGATGAATAGGTATTATTACCAGGACGATTTTGAATACCTGGGATATGATTTTTAGCATAAAAGAATTTAGCATATTCTAATGCGTCGGGTTCAATTCTACCTAAATTATAATCATTACCCCAGGGTTTTTTGGAGAAATTAACATCACCTGAATATAAACCGGCATTTAATTTATTGGGTAATGTATTCATAATATATTTTCTACTAATATTACTAAACAAAAATAATTATATAAGAAATATTTTAATGTTAATAATTATAAATGGATAATATGGAAAAAGATTTTATAAAAGATGGATTAGATAATAATAAAATTATTGAAATAATTAAAAAAATCAGGGAAGTAATTGATGTAGATTCTAGTGATAAAATGATTGAAAAACTAAAAACGGAAAATGAGTTTTTTGCCGAACGATATCCTATGTTATTTGATTTATCAACAAGACCTGGAGAAGAATTTAATTGGGATTATTTAAATTATTTCTTATCTATGAGAAACAAAATAATCAATGATGAATTAACATCTGAAAAAGCATCTGTTATTGTAGGTAATGAATGGTATAATAAACATGTTAAAATAAATGAGAATGAGAATGGTGAAATAATTCCTCCAAAACGTTTTGTTAGAAAAACTAAACGTCCTAAGAATTAATAATATTCTTCGTTTATTTCAAAATAATCATCATCTGTAAAATAATCATTATCTTCATAATTTTCATAAATATCATAACTATCATAATTATCTTCAAATTCATTTTCTAAGATAATTTCTTTTTCTCTTTCCTTTTCTCTTTCTTCTTTATCAATTTTTAATTGATATTGTTTATCAATTTCTTCATAATCAATTTCAACTTTTGGTGGTGGATTGATAAACATATATTTATAATGTTCTTCAATATCATCATCTCTTTTTTCGGGTGTTTCTGGATTTTCATCTTTAGATTTTTCAATTATTTTTTTAAAATAATCGTCTTTATAAGAACGAATATAATATTCAATTAATTTATATTTTTTAATTTTATTATTATTTTCTTGGATATAATAATTGATTAAAAAATTCATTCTATGATTTAGAATATTATTTTTTAAATCTTTTCTTGTCATTAGGAAGGTTGAATAGCAATTCAAATAATCTGTTAGATTATTTTCATAAAGAAAATACGAAAAATTATTAATCATTTTATATTAATAATAACAATTATATTAATATCATTTTTTTTCATTATATATAAAGAGGTTAATAATGGTTAATAATTCAACAATATTAGATAGATTTAAAAGATATAAAAAAATCAATGAATTAATTTCTAAAAATATTAAATCATCACAAGATGAATGTTTAATACATTCAAAAGATAGGGATTTTTTATATTCATTTAATAATAATATTTTCATAATAAAAAAAATAGGACTTGAATCAAGTGATGCGAGTATTTGGTTAAGTGAGATAAAAACGAAATCTTCAAAATCTTATTATTTCATTTCAAAGATTCAATTATTTTCTGATTTTATTGAAAAAATATTTTTAGAAAGAGCAAGTAAATATGCTATTGAAACTAAAAATATACATTTACCATTATATTATGGATATTTAAAATGTAATAAATTTAATAAATTTGATTTATTATTACCAAATAATATTAATATTAATAAAAAACTTAATGATTTTAATTATAATAATGAAAAAAGTACAACATATTATTCAATATTTGCTGAATTGGCAGATGGCGATATAATTAAATACACAAATGATATTTTAATGTCATCCAATATGTTATATAATGCTATTGCACAATGTTTTATGGCATTAATATCATTTCATAATATAGGTATTTTTCATAGAGATTCCCATTTAGGTAATTTTCTATATCATAAAGTAGCGTCTGGTGGTTGTATTGAATATAAATACAGAGATTTAATTTTTTATATTGAAAATATTGGATATAATTGGGTTATATGGGATTTTGGAAGAAGTATAGAAATTAAGAATGAAAAAAATATTTATGAAGATTTTTCATTATTAATTGAATCAATATTAGATGAAAGATTATATCAAGATGGAATTATAAGTAGATATTATGGTTATAATAGTTATAAAGAAGGATTAAAAATATTATTAAAAATCATTGAAAATAGTAAAAATGATTATTTAATTATTAAAAAAATAATTGAGAATAATATGTTATTTTCAAAAATTCCAATTGGTAAAATAATAACTACCGTACATTTAAAATAAAATGATTTAAGGATTATT